GTTAAAGTTGAGTTAGCTCTTCGAAGGACGGTCTGTGAACTTTTTGAAGGTGAATGTTTTTCACCAGAAGAGGTTTATGAGCCGTTTTTCCCATCCACTAGTGCCAATTACATTTGGTCACGTTCTAAATGTGGAGCCCTGTCTGAATTATATGAAAGGGTCTCTTTTGGGAAAAGAGATTCTGGAATACAGTTTGGTGTTGAAGCTTGTTCTTTGTTTCAACGAGTTCCTGAACACTATGGAACTTTGGGTCGATCGGAGCAATTACAAATCGACAAAGAGCGACAACTTGGTTTTGAACCATCTGAGTTGATGCCAGTACTAGTACATGATAATACATTATTGAGACAAAACTGGAAGGAGGATTACTTGAAAATCTTTGACTTTGCAAAATCGGAAAAACCACTTGTAAAAACCGTGGGACTTCCAGAACCATTAAAGGTTCGAGTCATTAGTAAGGGTCCTCCCCTCTTATATACAGCCCTAAAGCCTTACCAAAAATGGCTTTGGGGGGTCCTTAAGAAGCACAAAGTATTTGCTCTTATAGGACGTTATGTTACAGAAAAAGATGTGAATGACGTTCTTGGGACCCTCAAGGAGAGCGAAGAAGCCCTATCGGGCGATTATGTGTCCAGCACCAACAAGATTCATTCTTGGGTGTCGGAGGTCATTCTTGATCAGTTGATGATCGAGGTTGGCCAAAATATGTCGAAGGAGGATTTGGACCAATATCCGAAGAATTTTTTGGCAGATTTGAAGCTTTTGTTTTTGAAAGCTTTAACTAAACACATTTTCGTTGAAGATGAAGTTGAGTACCCTCAAACAGAGGGTCAACTAATGGGTTCGATAATATCGTTTCCTTTTCTGTGTATTGCAAATGCAGCCCTTTGTCGCTTATCCTTAGAGGAGAGCGATCCCATGAACCGGAAATTTCGGCTCACGAACCAACCTTATGAAGGATCAGGCACTTTGGCCCCTTTAGTGGTAAATGGAGACGATTGTCTCTTAAAAGGTTATGTGGGTCGTTTACGACCGTGTTGGGAGGGTAACTGTAGTATTGCAGGATTATTTTCCAGTGTGGGTAAAACTTATTTTTCCCGCCACTTCTGTACCATCAATTCCACTATTTTTGAGTGGGATGGGATTAAATGGATTGAACGAAAATATGTCAATCTTGGCCTTATGATGGGAAGGAAACGCATGGGTGCTGGCGCTAATGTGGATTTTAATCCGCAGGTTGGTATCCATCAACTCGGTGTAATTTGCCGAGAACTGAAGCGTAGTTGCCCTAAGGAACTGTGGCCCAATGTGAAGAAGCGTTTCATCTACTATAATATGAAGGAATTATCAGC